TATGGATTTTCTAACTAAGGAGAGACCAGTACATGGCTAGAGGATATCCTCAAAAAGAGCAGATAGAAATACCGTTCGTTGGCGGCATTGATTCTAAGACTGCCTCCGAACGTATTATGCCTGGTAAACTCCAGAATCTACTCAACGGTTCTTTTGATAGAGTCGGCCAGATTAATAAACGTAATGGCCATACAGAAATGGACTATGATCCTAAGTTCGGGAATAGTCGTAAAATTAATACTGCTCAGAATCTATTTGTCTATAAAGATCAATTACTCTTGCAAGGCAGACAGGCTCATGAAGCTTATGGAACTACAGATCTAGACGATTACTATATCTATTCTCTGGACTCAAGCCAAACCACTCCAGTATGGGAACAAATTGGTTGCCTTAAACCATTAACTATCGATACTGAAGTACATGGCAGAACAGATGTCAGGTGGAGAAATCCTGACGTAGATGAGACTAATGGATATCAGGGATATGTTTGGGCTACCGATAATCATACACTTTATGCCAATGTCCATGAGATTGCTACTGGTGCTAATGTTGTAGACCACTATCAGTTCTCTGAAAACTGTGATCAGCCCAAGATATTTGGTATTGGTGATAACTTCTGGATCTATGGATCTGGCGGAACAGCTCCTACTTTCTTAAGACAATGGCATATTGATACGACCGATAGCCTGAATCCAAGTTCTGCGACTATCATGGAAAATGATTTGCACGATGATGCTCTTTGGGATGCTTGCGCTACAACTCATGATAGTGAAGGCGCTTGTGTTGCAGTAGCTTACAAAGAAGATCTTTTAGGTAATTTTATTTGGGTAAAATGGTTCAATAATGCCGGAGCTTTAGTGGACGATTATCTTATCACAGCTGAACCTACTAATGCTCTTACTGTATTTGAGGCTTATGACAAAGCTACAGATAAGGATTATCTTGTAGTTGCATATCAGAAACTATCCGATGGCAAGGTATATTATGCGGTTATAAATACCGATGGTACTCTTTATTCGGGACCAACTGAACTCACAGATACTTCTGCTCTAACAGAACCAATCCTAAGAATCACAGGGACTCATGATACAGCCAGAACAAATGATTCTAGTCCCACGAGTTGCTATTGTATGTTCTATATAGAGGTACAGGATTTATCCGGTGGATTCATGCGTCACTTCACATATATTCTTAGGTCGCGGGGTACATTTGATGGTAATAATGTAGAAGATTGCACCACTATGTTGAACACCAATCTTGCCAGCAAAGCATTCACCTTCAACGATAAGCCTCATGTGTGGACTTGCTATGACACTTGGCTTCAGGCAACATACTTTCTAAAATCACATAATTATCCTGATTCTCATACCACAGGATGGGTTCCTACGACTGAAGCTAAAGTCCTATATGCTCGCGGACAAGGTCAAATTCCTGGTGATGGATTTGCTCCTAGTAAAGTAGTTAACCAGGGAAGCAATAAATATCTATTTGCTAGCCTAAGAAAAGACTTCCAGGCTGTTACCGCTCTCGTTGATATTGAGAAGAGTGTCATGGGTATCCAGACAGAGTTTCAAACTAAGGGTTTAGATTCTGAGATGATGGGTCCATGTCTCCATACTTGCGGAGGATATGTAGGTCTGATGGACAATAGATTCCAAGATTTAGGCTTCATGCTGTTCCCCGAAAGACTTACTCATAATTCAACTCAAGCTGGCGGTGGATTGACTAATGATATCTATTATTATAAAGCAGTCTACGAGTGGACAGACAGACAGGGTCAGAAATATCGTTCAGCTCCTAGCCCAGCAGTTGAAGCAGATCTAACAGCTACCGGAGCCAATAGAACTCCTGAAATTAGAGTTCCTTGTTTACAAGAAGGGGAATACTTTAGGCTTGGAGCTACTGGTCGCAGAATGGAGATTCATCTATATCGCACCCTGGCAGGTGAAGATGTTTTTCATAAAACAGGAAGTTATAGATATAATTACACAAGTTTACCCTATGTAGATATCACAGATGATTATTCTGATCTTGCTATTGAAGATAATCCACTTCTCTATACTGAAGGTGGCATAGTAGAGAATATATATCCGGGCGCATCTCATATTATGACTGCCAGACAAGATAGAGTTTTCTTGGTTACCGATGACGATCCAGAGAATATCTGGTATAGCAAGGTTAAGACCGATAGGCTAGGATTAGCTTTCTCGGATTTCTTTACTAAAAGAGTTAGCACAGGCGGTCCAGTTACCGGATTAGCCGTGATGGACTATAACATTATAGTCTTCAAAGAGAATGAAATTAGAGCATTCTCGGGTCCAGGACCAAATGAACTAGGCTATGACGGGACATTCAGTGAAGACAGATTGGTTACTACCGATGCTGGTTGTATTGACCATAGAAGTCTTGTCCATACAGACAGGGGTTTAATATTCAAATCTCACAAAGGTATTTATCTGCTCAATAGACAACTTCAGGTTCAGTATATCGGTGCCCCTGTAGAATTTTGGAACCAATATGATATTATTAAAACCGAACTAGTCCAGAATAGGAACCAAGTCCGCTTCCTGGTCCAAGTAGACGTTGGGACTGTCCATACTTTAGCATATGATTACCTAGTAGATCAGTGGAGCAATTATGTTCCCACTACCGCTCAGTCCATAATTGACAGTGTCATTTGGCAAGGAGAATATACCTATCTAGAGAACAATGCTGTTGTTAATACAGAAGATGATACTTTTCAAGATGGCAGCGAATATTACAATATGAAGCTTATCACTCCCTGGTTTAAGCTAACAGATTTACAGGGATATCAGAGAGTTTATTGGGTACACATCTTTGGTGGATTTGAATCAGTACATGATCTTAGAGTAAAGATTTATTATGATTACGATCCGGCAGTTGCAGAAACTAAGACTCTTACTGCCAATGGAACCTTTGCGGCTGATTATCCGTATCAGTTCAGATTCAAACCAACTAAGCAGAAGTGTCAGGCTATCGCATTCGAGATTGAAGACATCAACCAGGCTGGCACCGGAGAGAGTCTTAAGATTGCCTCCATGGCGCTCACTATCGGTAGAAAGGGTCGGACTGTTCCACTCAAGGGAAGCAAGACCATATAATCCATGAAAACCATTTCAGTAAAACAAGTATTAGAATCTACACCCTGCGAGGAATATACTCCAGAAGTTATATTGAATCTAGCTGCTGGCAGAAAGACAGTCACACTAGACGAGATACTTGAACTCAATCTGCCGATACCTGATTTGCTATGGGTATTACTTAGAGAGCCTTTTCTAAGTGAAGAACAATTATACGACCTCGCACATGAATTTTATCTAAGCGTCGAAGACTTAGGGAATTCAGCGGCTCGTCAAACTTTACTAGCTTCTAAAGGCGATTTCAATGAAGATCATTTCGCTGGATTTGATGACAATGTACGAAATAGATTTAACACTATGAGCGAAGGAACAAGAAGGGCAATGTATGCAGCTACCTGTGCTATTAGAGCTAAACTCAAGGTAGTTCGGGCTACTACAGCATTTGCGCTGGATCTAATACAAGATAGTTTTCGTTCGTCACAACTAAATCTCGTGATTAAGAAAATCAAGGAGAGATAAAAATGGGCAAGGAATTTTGGGTAGGACAACCACCTAGCAGGGCAAAATATGAAATGGATAAACTTCCGACTCTGCCGGGTACGACTGCTTGGAAAGAAGAGCAGCGCGGACTAGCTGAACAGCTAAGAGCTAGAGCAGCTGGCGAAGTAGAGAGTGCCGCTGAGCTACAGATGCGAAGAGGCTTAGGAGCGGCTCAGCGTGGAGCCAGAGCCCAAGCAGCTTCAGCTACCGGCCTTGGCCCTGCACTACAGGCTCGTATGGCTGGTCAGGCACAGGAATCCATGGCAATGCAAACCGGTCAACAGGCAGGTATTCTAAGAGCACAGGAACAGGCTGCGGCTGAACAGGCTTATGCCGAAATGCTCGCTGGTGCCAGAGGACAGGATGTTCAACAGCAACAGTTTGAACAGCAACTAGCACTACAGGAATATCTGGGTAGACACGGCATAGTAGCTGGTCAGCCAATGGTTGGAGGTCATCCTGGATTTGCAGGTTTTCTATCTCAAGCCGCTGGTACTGCAATGGCGCAGTTGTCTGACGAGAGAGAGAAGACTGATATTAAACCTCTTTCTGGTAAGCAATTAGATAGCTTCATGGAAGCTCTAAAGGGCTATAATTATAAGTATAAGAAGTCTGCTGATAATATGGTCCCTGGCGATAAGAAGGATAAAAAGCAGGCTGGCGTAATGGCTCAGGCTTTAGCTAAGACTGACATTGGCAAGAGTGTTGTAAGGAAAATAGATGCTACAGAATTTGTACCCATGAAGCCAAAGAAGGGTAAAAAGAAAGAAAGGCTTATCATCGACAACAGTGCTCTATCTGCAGCCCTAGCCGCTAGTGTTGGAAGTCTACATCAGAAAGTCAAAGACCTAGAGAAAAAGAAGAAGGGTTAAATCATGGCAGATCCGGGCTTCTATGAAGAGCTAGAGAAACTCCGTAAGAAACGTGGCAAGGAACGTAAAGAATGGACTCCTGAGCAATGGAAAAAGCTCAAGGAACAGATTGCGGAACTTGATAGGGAAGATGCCATCAAGTACATGGAAATGCTCAGGGAGAAGGAATTACGGGAAACTCTAGAAGAGCCAGAGAAAGTTCCTGGTGGACTTGAAGGCTGGAAAGCCCGTAGAGCCATGGGTCCTGATATTGTTGCAGAACCTGCTAAATGGGAAGATACTCTTGGTTTATATGGCGGTAGATTCCCAAAGGCAGATGTACTACAAGAGCGTTTAGCCAGAGAAGCTTGGAATGCTAGACTTCAGAAAGAAGCAGAAGATTACGCTGAAACTCAGATCGGACTTATAGGGAAGGACTTTACTCAACGGACAGAAGATTTATTTCGTAGAAGTGGCGAGATGTATCGGCCCATTAAAGTCCCCACAGAGGAACAGCTAGAAGAACGCGATTTGCAGCGAGAATTCGAATTGCTTCGAGAACAAGCTCCTGTTGAAAAAGCTATCAATCAGGTTCGTCTGCAGCGTATACAAGAACGCCTAAAGCAAGCTTTGCCCAGAGCTGCTGGCAACATTCCTCTAAGTGATATTGGAGGCCGCGTGAAAGAACTAGAACTAGAAGACGAACTGAAGATGCTACAAGAACAAGCAGCCCTTACTCCACCTGAGGAGGAAAGATAATGCCTCTTAGTTACGATGAAATCATAGCTATGCCTTCGGGGCCTGATAAGAATCTCGCTCTAGCCGAATGGATGGACGCCCAATCACGAGGAGCAGGTGCTATCCTGGAGCCCACATCAATAGTGGAACCTCCTCTAGAAGTGACCCCAATAGTTCCCACTCCAACAGCTGAATTTTTCAAATACGAAGACATTATACAGATGAAAGATCCAGAACAACAGAAAGCCGAAATGGCCAAACGTATTGCTAAGTCTAAGGGTTGGGATATGACTAGGGCAATGGAAGCTGCAGAAGAATGGCAAAAGAAATATATGAAGGTTGTAGCAGAGCCCAGCATTACCGGAGAGCCTAAGTATGTATCAAGAGGCGTTCCTCCTGAGAAGCGTGGACTGCGTAAACGTACTCCTGGCGAGGGTGGAATAGTACCCAAGGCTCCTCCTGCTCAAGCTGGTATGGAAAGAGCCGGTGTTGGCGGTAGAGTATCGGGTGTTAGAGATCCTGGAAAACTTACTCGATTAGGAACGCAATTGGAAGAGGAACGTATGGCAGCCGGTGAACGCGCAGCTCAGTATTTAGCTCCTTATGAAACTCTACAATCTGAATTTGCAAAACTAACTCCTGAGCAGAAAGAGATGCTCGGAGTAACGGATATTAGTGCTGCTGCTCCAACTCCACAAGAGGAATATGCAGCCATAGCAGCTAAGCCCATTAAATCCGCAGCTGAGCTTGCAAGAATGCAAGAACTTGCTGTAGATATATCTGCCCAGACTGGCAAGGAAAAAGCCCAAGAAGAACTAGGTTATATGGAAGAAATGGAAGGGCAACTACGAGCAAAAGAATTAGAAGCTGAGAAAAAGCAGATGATTAGACAGGCAATGATGGAAGACGAAATGGGTAAACTTGAAGATGCCCAGAAGACATATGCCTCTGCTGAGATTGATCCCATGAAGCATTTCAAAGATCCTGGTAAGGCTGTCATGAGTTTTATTGGTCTAGCCCTTGGTGCATTAGGGCAATACTTCCAGAGTCAGCATGGTCGGCAGGCTATGCCTAATATGGCTATCCTCGCATTTAATAAAGCTATCGATCAGAACATAGATGCTCAGAAAGCCGAGATTGCCAAGCTAGGTAAAGCCGTTGATATGCGTTATAATGCTGTAGCCATGATGCGGAATCTATTCAAAGATGAAGCTCTGGCAGACGATGCAGCCAAGCTTGCTCTTACTCAGATGCTAGGTAGACAAATAGATATAACTGCAGCTAAGTATAAAGGTCGAGAAATTGAGGAACGAGCGATGCAGGCAAAGGCTCTGCTAGCACAACAGCATGAACAACTTATGTTTGATTTCCAGCTTAAGCTAGATACTCAGAATCTCAGGAAGATGGAGCTTGAGGAACGTGCAGCTGCTCATGCACAGACAATGAGATTGGGTTGGGCTCAGCTTATGGCATCAAGAGGAAAGAAGCCCAGAGAGATGACTGAGAAAACTGCTATCGAATTAGGTCTATGGGAAAAAGCACACGAAGGCGTACTGGCTCTCGGAGATGCTCATAGAGTACTTAAGGGTCAATCAGCCTATATGCCTGATGTTGTAATGCAATATTTCCCTGACTTCATTGCTGCTACTAATGCAACCAATTACGATAAGCTAGTTAGACCTCTTATTGCCGATATCATCCGATCATTCTCGGGTGCTCAGGTTACCGATAAAGAGCGTGAATGGTTCATGCAGATGCTGCCTAAAGCTAGCGATACTCTGGACACTGGCAGGAAAAACATTGAAGCCATGATAAACTTTATCCAGCGTAAACACTCCGGTATGTTGGGTGGTATGCAAAAAATAGGTATTTCTACTGGAATGTTTCAGCCGATGAAAACTACGAAATGGTCTGGTAAAGGCGAGCCAACATACTAAGCAAGGAAAGGTAAATCCATATGCCCAAGGTAACTGGTGCCGGCGGAGTACAAGAATACACTCCTCAGGAAATCTATGACGCCGTAATGAGCGATCAGTGGTTTGACTATGCTTCAGACGAAAGCCCAAAGATTAATATAGTCAGCCCTGCTGGTGAAACTGTGTCTGTAGATTTCAATCCTGAGAACATGAAGCAAGTATTCGATCTAGGCTGGGGTTTTGAATCTAGAGAGATGGAACATCATGGCTGGGTTAAGCAGGAATACGGTGGCAAGTCAGGAGAACTTAGTGCAGCTCTGCTAGGCGCTGCAAGAGGCTTGACCTTTGGTGGTAGTGATTTGGCTCTAACAAAGGCTGGAATCTATACTCCTGAGGAACTCGACAATTGGAGAACTGCCAGTCCCAAAATTAGTCTTGCTAGTGAGATAACAGGTGCTGTGCTTCCCGTAGTTGTATCTGGTGGAGCAGCTGCTCCTGGAACTGGACGAGGGATACTCAAACAGATATTTTCTAAAGCTCCTACAGCTCAAACGGCTAAGATGGCTGCTCAGTTAGAAGCTAAATTGGCTAGTGCTCTTAAGACTACTGCCAGTCCCAGTCTAGTGAAGAGAGCTATTGCTAAGGGAATTTCCAAGGGAGTTCCTGTCGCATTAGAGGGTGGGGTCTATGGTGCTGGTATAGGTCTTAGTGAATCAGTTCTCAAAGATAAACCTCTACTCTCTGAAGAGACAGCTGCCTATATGGGGATGGGTGCTTTAATTGGCGGAATTATGGGGGTAGGGCTTCCAGCAGTTAAGGGGCTAGTCTTTGGTGAAAGGGCACCAGCAGTAGTTGGAGCTTATAAACCTTTCCCTGGTTTAACTGGTAAAACAAAAGATATATATGCTTCTCTCAGCGGATTAGTGTCCGGTAGGGATAGAAAAGTTATTAGAGAATTTTTAGAGAACAAAGAAGCTCGTCAAGCAGCAATAGATTGGCACAAAAATCTTCCTGATTTTGCTGAGACTATCGCAAAAAGCGGAGAAAGATTTGATAGAAGTATTCTTGTGGCACAGGAAGAAGTTAGAGCCCTTCTTAGACCGCCAATAACTGCAGCAGAAGCAGCGGCAAAAAGTTTGAAGAAAGGGCAATTAGCTGTACCATCAGAAGAACTTTTAGAATTCTCAAAACGATTCACATCAGAGCAAACTAAGGCAGTAAAGCAACTTGTAAAACACGGACAAGAATATAATAAGATTCGTATAAGCAACAGAAAGCTTTATAGAGAAAAATTATTTGATACTGATTTTTTCGGAGAACAATTACGAGGTCCTAACCGAGTAAGTTTCTTAAAAAATATACAAAGAGAAGTTAAAGCTTCAGAAAAACTATATGAGTCTTTAACTAATCCTAAATTGCCTATATCCAAGAATAAAGTTCCCGTTATAAAATGGTGGGATCCTAAACTAAAGAAAACTATTGATATTGCGGACATTACAAAGGCACTAGATGATTCTTTACCTCTAGCTGAATCATCGGCACGACTTGAAATAAAACTCGCTGGTTTAGGAGAACCGGCTAAAGGAGCACTTTCAGAATTACTCCCTGGTGGACTCACAGGAGGTCTAGCTTATCTTCTCGGTGGTGGCTTTAAGGGTGCAATTGGTATTGGTGCTCTTACTCAAGCATTACGCAATCCTGCTTCAATTATTAAAGGATTTCATCGTATTACTAATATGGTTGATTGGATTATAGAACGCAAGATTACTCAAGCTCTAATGAAAACTAAGTATCGGGCACCTGTCGGTGCATCTATCGGAGTTAGGGCATATGAGGCTTGGCGTGAAGGCGAAAAGAAAAAGACAAGAAAAGATATTCTCCAAAACAAACAAGAAACCTTCCAGTATATTTCAAGCAAATTAAAGCCGCTTGCTGATCCTGAAGTCTTACAAGAAAGAATGAACGCTAATCTAGCAAATCTGCAAGAAGAATTTCCTGATATAGCTCAGGATCTGAACATGACAGTACAGAAAGCGGTATCTCATTTGCTGGCTACCATGCCGAGTGCAATGAGTCTTAATACAGTAGATGCTTTACAAGGGAAACAGCCATATATCAGCGAAGTAGAATTAACAAAATTCTTTCGTAGAATCGTAGCCGTGGAAGATCCTCTCAGTGTATTAGAAGATCTTACACACGCGAGTATTTCTAGGGAAGCAGTTGAGACAGTCAGAGAAGTATATCCCCGGCTATATGCTAAGATGGTTACAGATATTATGGATGCTGTAGCAGCGAGGAAAGAACCAATTTCTTATACTATGAAAGTCCAACTAACTTATTTACTCGGAATGCCAATGGATTCAACTCTTACTCCAGAGTTTATTGCACAGGCTCAAATGAATCTCAGGCCTGAAGGACCTACTCAGGGGATGCCTCCGCCTGCGGGTCCTAGAGGAGCGAAAGTATCAAGAATGTCCGTCGCGAACCAAACCAAAGCCCAATCTATTGAGGCTAAACGGGCAGCGTAAATAGGAGGAAATTACAATGGGCGGAGAAGTCCTAAAAGCACAATATACTCATCCAGTTAGCGGCGTAACCACAATGGTCCCGGTCAAATGTTCCACTGATGGTTCATTAGCCGTAACCGGTGGTGGCGGTGTTGCTACAGATGTTAAGCCTTGCAATGATGGTATTACTCAATTATCTATCTTGAGTGATGCTGCTGGCCAGATTTATATAGGCCATGATGGAGTAAACGAACAATTTATTCTTACAGATAACACTGGCAAGATAATCCTGAATGATGGCACGGGGATGAAGATCTGTGATGATCCTCTAGCCGGTGGACCATACTATGCGTTGTCTGATGTAAACGGTCAACTCTATATGGCTCACGATGGAGCCAATCCCCAGCTTCTATTGTCAGATGCTAACGGAGTTCTTTATCTAGGTTGGGATGGTGCTGCGGCTACCAAACTAAAGACTGATGCTGCTGGTAAATTAGAAACAGTAGGTGGCGGGACTTCTATGGTTGGTGATGACATCGGTGCTGGTGGACCATACTACTTGCTTACAGATGTAGCTGGTCAACTATTAGCTGGTCATGACGGCGCTAACGCTACATATCTCAAGACTGACGCTGGCGGAGAACTGCAGATTGATGTAGTTGGACCGCTAGGTTCTCAGCTTGAAGCTGCTTCGGTATCTGTTGCTCCTCCTACGGATGCTAGATTCCAAGTTTCCAAGGATGTTAATGCTAACGTAGAAGGTAATCCTATCTTCGTTAGAATCAGTGATTCTTTGAATTCGGTTGATGTTGTAGCTGCTGGCGCAGATAATGAAGCCAATGCTATCAAGGGTCTGGTAACTTATTCTCGACTCATGGGATTCGATGGTGCTACTTGGGACAGAGCAGGAATTACTGCTGGTGCCATGGATACTTATCTTACTGGTCCGCTGGGTTCGGCTATTGGAGCTAACTCAATCTCTACTGCTCCTGCCAGTGATGCCAGATATCAAGTCAGCAAAGATGCGGCTGTCAATGCCACGGGCAATAGAATCTGGGTAACTTCAGATACGGATATGGTTGGCGGAGTTGCAGTAAACGTCAATGGCGGTAATAGAGATGCTGGAACCCAGACTGTTACGCTGGCTGATAACGATCTCGCAGTAATTGCTGTAGAGACTATCGAGAATGCTGTTCATCAAGACGATGCAATCTTTACTCCAGGTTCTGATGGTGTCATGGCAGCCGGATTCAGATTTGACGATGTAGCAACAGATCCAGTAGACGAGAACGATGTTGGTATCGCAAGGATGTCAGCCAACAGAAATCAATATATGACTATTCGCGATGCAGCTGGTAACGAAAGAGGAGTTAATGTTAGTGCTGGCAATGCGATGGCGACAGATATAGCTGAGCAATCCCTCACTGCCGTAAAGGTCAGCGCAGATGCAGCCGCCAATGCTGTAGGCAATCCTATTCATGTGGAACTTAGTGATGGTGCTGCTGGCTTCCTAGATAACACAGCCTCGCCCGGATATCTTAGACTACAGGATGGAGATTCAACCGTACTAGCAGATATACTAGATGATTTTCCAACCAGTACATTAGCTGGAACAACCAATTCATTAGTAACCACTAGCTTGATGTTGGGTTATGATTATGTTGATTCGTTCAGACCATTAGCTGTTGGTACAGATGGACAGCTTGCAGTTGGTACTGATGGTAGCGATCCTACCGTATTGAAGACAGACGTAAATGGTCAGCTCTATGTACTACAGGGAGCATTACTTCCTGGTGAAGATTCAGGTAATGACTGGCGTAAGGTTAAGAAAGAAGAAGTAGCAATAGTAGCTCCAGCAAAGACTGGACCGACTACAGTAAGTGCCCCGACAACCATTCTAGCTGCTATAGAAATTCTCAACGATATCAATTGGACAGTAACTGTTGAAAATAGCGGTGGCGCTCCTCTCACAGCTTTGACTCTTCGAGTTTCCCCAGATAGTGCTACTTGGATAGCCCTTCCTGGTGCTGTCGCGGCTGGATATGGTGGTTTCCGTACTCAGGGTTGGAGTGACACTCTAGCTGCCGGTGCGATTTGTTATGCCGGTATCATGAGCAATAGTTTTAGATATCTCTACATTGAAGCAGATTGCGACACTTCAACTACTGTAAATGTATGGTATACAGCTAACAAGGGCTAATAGCTCTTTAGGAGCCATGTCATATGGTAAACTATAAAATCCTCGATTGTCCTTTCGCGGGAATCAATCTAGATGCTCGGACTATGGTTAGGGAATCTACTCTCTGCGAGTATATCAGTAGAGTAGTTCCTTCAACCGGATATCTAATTGACCAGTCTGGCGAGAATCTTGTTCCTTATAGCGAAGATTTTTCCAGCTGGACTCAATCGGGAACCTGTGCTGTAACCAGTGATGATGCATATGGACCACCTCCAGATATTAGAAAGACAGCTGATAAGCTAGACAATACCGGAGATAGCAGCGGATATAGACGAAGTTATACTCCTGCTCTAGGAGTACTTCAAGGAAGAACATTTACCGCCAGTGTATATCTCAGAGCAGATATACCACATCTCTGCACTATCATTTTGATTGAAGATGGAATAGCCCAACTCGAAGTAAAAGATGTTAGTGTAACTAATACTTGGAAAAGATTTTCGGTAAATGGTACTTGCACCTCACTAGTGGGTGTTCAAACGGTTTCTCTAGTAGTTGTACCTGGTCGAACTGGAGTAGCTTCTGGTGTATGTCATGCATATGGAGCTTTGATTGTAGAGAACACAGATAATGTTATCCCTAATGTTGGAATCTATCATCCAACTGACGCAGATATTATTTATAGAATGGATTTACAACCATCAAATGCTCCTACCCATATACCTAGTATAATCCAATCTTATCAAGGAAGTAGACTACAGTCTGCCAATTTAAATGGAGTCAATCAATACTTCTCTATGGCTCACGATGCGAGCATGAATATTTTTGATGGAGAACATACTATAACTATTCTATTCAGACTTGATTCTGATACTAATTCTGTCCTGTTCGCTCATGGTTCTAGAACTGTTGATGGGGTAGTGGTTCGATATGATGCTCCCAATAATAGAATAAACGCTTACTACAGTAAGGCTGCAGCTGAAATAGGGCCAGGTACAGGTGTAAATTCGATACGGACTAATTCTTGGTATGTCTTACAGATGACAAGAAATATTTCTAGTCACCTTGATATATATGCAAACGGACATCCTGGAGGAGGCGGTTCGAATATTGCTACCTATGGGATTGATGGAGCCAGAGCCTGGGTTGTTGGGGCCGATAGTGCAGGAGCTAATCCTTTCCCCGGAGAGATAGCTTATCTGCGGGTAGACAAAGAATATTTAACTATTCAGGAGCTAGTCGAGGAAAGAGAACACCTGCTAGGTATAGCTACTGGTACAAGCAACAAAAATAAACCGCAACGTTACTGGTTTTATGATACACCCATTCCAGCTGATGAACCTAGTGGTCATCACACTTTGTCGGATGCTTCTATAACTCAGCTATCAGTGAATACTCCTACCACTCCCTTCGGGATCAATGTTCCTAGAGTTGGAGGTAAGGGTGGTGGAGTGATAGTTGAATATCCAGGAATCAATATGTATAGATATTCTTGGGATTTTACTCAATGGATTAAATATCTTTGTACCGTGAATCTAGATGCTACCATAACTAGCCCAGCACGAGATGGATTAACGCATGTGATTGTTGAAGATAATGCCAATGGTCAACACGGTGTCAAACTTGATAACAATCTTGTTGTTGGTCAAGACTATGTACTTTCTGTATATGTTAAACCTGCGAATAGAAGCTGGATTTATCTCTATCTAAACGATGATGCTCCCGGTGATCATAGCTGTTATTTTGATATTGTTAACGGTATAGTCGGTACCGCTGTTAGATCTGTTGGACATATAGAGGCTTTAGATAATGGTTGGTATAGATGTGTTATGACATTTACAGCGAGTGCTACTGCATTACGTAGTTGCAGAATCTATACTGCGACTGGTGATGGTGGTGTTGTTTATCTAGGATTGAGCCAAGATTCAATATATATTTATGGAGCCCAATTCGAAATATCTGGTTCTAGTGGTACTGAATTATATGCCACAGAATATCATAGTTGTGATGGCACCCCTATAGCTCGTCAGCCAAATACGATGGTTCTTCCTCTAAGACCTATGGGAGAAATCAATCCCCCTGGCAATCCTCTTATGGAAATCTATTTTGAGAAAGATGTAGGAGCTACTTATACTACCGAGACTGGCGCTTACATCATGACAGTCAGTGGAACTCCAACTAGACTTCCTGACGACACATATCCGACTGGATGGAATAACAATATTGGTGATGGTGTGCGACGTGGATATATGTGGGACTTTGATGGAACCAATGATTATCTCACTAGAGCAGACGATGGAACCTTCGACCCTGCTGGGAGTTTCAGTGTGCAGGCTATTGTACAAACAGATTCAATCTCAGGTGATGGCGTTATTATGTGCAAGGACAACACTACTACTGAACGAGGATGGCAACTTACTCGTACTGCTGGCGATGATATCTTCTTTAGAATATTCAATGCTGCAGGTGTTGGAACTTCCGTACAGAAAGGAAATATTACTACAAGCGAATATGTAGTAATTACTGCAACGTATGAGTATGTAGGTGCAGGTACTAGCAAGTTGAGACTATATGTAAATGCACTTGATACTGCTAGCTCAGATATTGCAGTTGGCCCTACCAAGAATGTAGGAGTCGGCCTTAGTATAGGAGCTGTAAGTACTGGAGCTTACAAACATAATGGCAAGATTCATTACTTGAATTACGAAGACGGCACTGTATTGACTGAAGCCCAGCATGATGAATTCTATGAGACATTCATTGGAGATGACACGACAGAAACTCCACACAGTATCTATAGCCAACCCAGACGTTTGATTGATCCTCCTGTGATTGGGAATAGCGAATACTGGAAGAAACTTACGATGGAGTTTGAATGTAATCTTGAGTACAGCGGATCTGCCGAAGCTGGCGGAAGTAAATCAATGGTAGAAATTAGTAGTGCTCTTACTGGTAGTACGGCTAATAGATTTGCCGTGTATTATAGCGCAGGTAAAGTAGGAGCAGCGCTATGGGATAGTGTTGCTGGTCTTCGCTATATTTACACTGCTCTCGATCCTGTAGATTTTACAGATTGGCATAAGGTTAAATTTCACATTGATACGGGTGACATGAGCAACATGGACCTATGGATTGACGACAGTAATATTGGCAATGTATATACTAATCGTACTGGTACTTGTGATTTCGATACAACGGAATGCTCAATCAGAATAGGTGACAACTTTCAAGATACGCTTACACTAAACGGAAGAGTTAGAAATCTAAAGGTCTGGCTCGAATAAGCTCAATTATGGAGGAATAACAAATGGTAAAACTATCTTCTAATTCTCGAATGAAAGCATTGGGCGTAGAATTGAAGAGCCCAGATCATACTCTTAATCCTGGTGTCGGAGTAGATAACCAGGAGAACATTTTTACGGTCACGGGCTCAGTTCGTATCCATGCTCTATGGCTGCACGTCACTACAATGACTGATACTACTGTGTTCGATAACGTGCAGTTCAAGATTGATTCAGCTGGTGGAAGCGATGACATTACAGCAGTGAACGCAGCTGGTGCTCAAGCTATTAGTAAAGGTTGTCTTCTTGCCAGGACCGATGTATCAGGTAATGCACTTACTGTTCTCAATCCTGGAACCAGTGCTATCATCGCAGATCCTATCGTCGGTGCAGCAGACCTATTGCCTTTCATTGCTCTAGAACAAACTGCTGGAGTCGCAAGCACTATCCTATTTGAATATGACGCAGATGCTGCAACTGATTTAGTTGTGTGTGCTCACTGTATCTGGTCGCCTCTGTCCGAAGACGGACAAGTAGTAGCCGTATAACAAGGAGAGATTATAATGAGTGCAATTACAAACCCAACTGACACTGATGTTCTGGCTGACGTAACTAACGGAACCGATGCCACTTATACTTATCAGTATCCGCGCATGGATTCATATTCCAAGACAGCTCTACAGATGGCCCTGAGCTGTACTGCGGGAACAGTTACTGCTACCATCGAAGGTAGTGTTGAAGCTGACAAGTCCGAAGACGATGCAACTTACGATGATATGACCAACGAAGTATTCGGCGTGATGTCTTTAGTAGCTTCTGCTGGTTCAGCTGCTGATGTATGGATCGATGACCTCGGTGCATTAGGTTGTTGCAAGTATGTAAGAGTAAAGATTGTCGCAGCTACCGGCGCAGACACTGGTGACTGGAAGCTATCGCTAAAGAAGAAAGTTCTCTAAGGGATAGATCTATTATGGGAAAGCCAGGTGAATTAGTGAAAGCTATAGAGGTTAGCGAGAGACTAGCAAGACTTGAAGCCCTGCTGGAAGGTATCAAGGAACATCTTAATGACCAGAAGAAAGAAGACGAGAAGCTCGGAAATAAAATAGATAAGATTCTGGCCAACGATTCAGTGAAGCTTCAGCGCATTGCTAAGAATGAAACCAAACTCAAGAACATCAAAGCTACCCTGTGGATATTTGCAGTAGCACTAGCCGGAGCAGTAGTTAAGACTTTTGTGTAAGTCATTGATATACTTTTCGAAAAAAGTTCTTTAGTAAATTCAACAAGATAAGTCATTTCTTGTAAGCTATTTTACCCAAAAGCATCTAACTCCTCGTAATTACAACAGAAGATTTATTGAAAAAAACTCAATAAAAACTCACTGGTCGGAATAACACTCTACGAAAACATTAGATAATTTCCACCATATGTATATGGCTCGCTATGCAGAGATTTCAAAAGTGTGCTATACTGATAATAGATGGAAAATAAATCCGGGGAACAGATAGCGAAAAGAGATGGGTCTACTTGGCTAGCCTCCCCGGACTGGTTGGGTAGGCCCATTTTATTATTAGGAGGAAGCGAAATGAGCGAACAGGAAGCATACAAGCTAGAACATAGACCATTAGGTAGGTTCGGGCTGATATTCCGGCAGGAGATTGAAATGCTAGCAAAGGCCCGTAAAGATGGGATAATTGGTTCTAGAGAGCAAGCAGTCTATATGGTTCTGGCAACTTATGCAGACAAAGAAGGAGTCTGCTGGCCTAGCGTAGTGACATTGGCTAAAGACCTTGGTTGCACTATCAAGACTGTAAGTAGGGCATTGACAGTTCTGTCCAATGCTGGAATCATTAGCCGTCAGCGGCGTTGGAATAACTCAAGTATTATCAACCTGATGGAGAGAAAGGACAGTTCTGTCCCTACCCCTTCCGAGGACAGTTCTGTCCAAGAGCAGAGTAAAAGGACAGATCAGTCCCTAATGAAAGGACAGATATGTCCACCTAACATACCAGTTAACAAACCAATTAAGAATATAGATCTTAAGAAGGCTAGCAAAGAAGAAAAATCTTCTACTGCTAGGAAGCCTAAGAAGGATTCTTTTGAAGGTTTACTTAGAGAACGTAACTGGGATGTTGACATAGAAGCTTATGAGAACCCTAAAGATAATGAACCTTTGCCTTTCTAATCAAGGCAGCCGGGGATATACTATCTCCCTTGCTAGCCCAAAGCCTGTCGTCTCAATTAAGCTTATTACTTCCCGCCGGCTTGACATTTCTGCTGACCTATAATATACTAAAGTAAACCACATATAGGAGGAACCATGAAAGTATACGCCGTAGTTGAGAATATGGGATATGACGGAGATTGTCTACTGGGTATATTCAGCACCAAGGAACGGGCAGATGAAGTAGCTACCAGGATTGCCAAGAAGCATTGCCATCCGAGAAATGGGTTCTACGATGTTACGGTAGAGGTTTATAAACTGGACGAGCTAGTGAACGAGGAATAAAGATGTCAGCTTCAATTCATTGGTCACCAATATCGACCAAACATAATCGTCTATCAACGAATACGCCGTCTAGATTCGTGACTGCCATGGAGATGGTCTTTGGCGGATTTCCTATCCAGCTTGAGAACGATCACGAAACTACAACTGCATTACGTGGCATGCATGCTGGCAGCGACGATATGATCTATGCTTGTCTTTTGGAAGCCCTGGAGAAGTTTGACAGAATCCGGGTCTGGGCGGAATATTAAGAATGAAGAATAAATACCACGATATGTCCTCTGAAGAAGTTCAGAAGTATGCCATCAAAACTCTTGACTGTCTGTTCAAGAAGCATCAGCCACCGGGAGAATTTGATGACTACCTTAATGATGCATGGATTAAACATCTGAAGTATAAAGACAAACCTGACTATAGTCTTTCAAACTCCATAAAATGGAGCTTCTTTAAAAGCTGGCTAAAGCATGAACAATATAGTCGGCTCAAGAGCAGAGCTTTCCACATGCTGGCAGATCTAGACTACATGGACCGATTGAACTCGGCAAGCTGCTTGAATCCCACTACAGAAGATTACAGTTTCACGGTTGAAGACATAAGCGGCCAAGTTCCAATCCATGGTCGTATATCGGCAGAGCATTTCGTAGGAGAATATACCCGTAAGAACACGATAGAGGTTGACATGCGCTACAGGGTAGCTTACAATAAACTCAAGGATTCACTAAAACCAGCATACCAAGAAATCTTAGAACTCTGGAAGATTGGTTTAGGCTCAAGAGATATAGCTGAATTATTTGGTTGTACCAGGAATAACATCTGGCAGAAGATGCAGGAGATCAAGATTCAGGCGCATGAATTATTCGGAGTCCCATTGCCAGAGAATCTAAAGAAATACTATGACAAGCGAGAGAAGAGTCTCAAGAGATTCAATACAAGAAGGAATAAAAGCGCAGTGAAGCAGGATGGATGAAATAACTAGAATGAAGATTAGCGAACGACTATGGCAACTCGAAAATCACATAGACAATCCAGCGAAAGTAGGGAGGATTCTTTTGGATATTTATAAACTTCTTAACCCAGCCGACGCAGTTAAGATATGCCCCAAGTGTGAGGAAGAAAAAACCTTGGACAGCTTTTCCAAGAATCGTCGCACCAAAGATGGCAGGCAAGTCTATTGTAAGAAGTGTAAATCTACATACCAGAAAGTATATCGTAAGACTCCTGCTGGCAGAGAGACCCAACGTAGAAATAATCGCACCCCGTCATCGAAGGCTGCAAGGAAGAGATATATAAAGTCTGATAAGGGCAAGGAATCTGTCAAGCGTTATTACCAGTCAGATAAAGGCAAGCAGACAAGAAAAAGATATGACAAGAGACATCGCAATCGTGTACGGGCTCGTGAAGCAGTACGTCGAGCACTCAAAAGAGGAGATTTAGTCCGTCCAAATAAATGTCCTGAATGTAATAGAACTGATCTACCAATCGAGTCACATCATCCAAGTTACAAGAAGAAAGATTGGCTTAATATAGAATGGCAATGCAGCGAATGTCATGATAAGAAACATTGGCCCAAACAGGAGGAAGCGAATGCCAAAGAGAAAAGCAAAAAGCGTAACCGTAGTAGATAATACAGATGAGCCAGTTGTAGCTAACAACAAGCCCGAACTATTTAAAATAAAAACTTTACCAGAACCAATATATGTTGGTACACTAGGAGTTCTTCTACATGAACTAATAAGCCGCCACGGCCCAATCAAGCTAGAGATTACCTATGCTACTGGAAGTCGCTTTAGTTATATCGTTGAGAAGGCTTTTGATGAGTATGTAATATGCAAAGGCCAAATTATTTTATCTCTACAGAATGCAGCCTACTTCCGTATACCGGATAAAGAAGTTCTACAAACCCTACAGGAACTAACCTCAGATGAATAAATGGAATTCCCGCAAATATAAACTTGCAGTTTGGTTGTGTGTTCTATTCACGGCCATCTTTATTCTTCCATGGGTCACAACTCTGGTTCTTACTTTATGTGGTAGTCCAATAACTTTTCAGTTGCTTACTCCCGAGCTTTATGTTACACTTATGACAATGCTATTCGCCAGTTATTTCGGAGCCAATGCAGCAGTCAAGTTTGCTACCAACGGGAATGGGAACGGGATCAAGAAAGGCGATAATCTAAGTGAAGCTCCAGGCACAGGTAGTGGAGGCCAACCTCCAGAACCTCCAGAGATTCCGGTGAACACATGAACGGTCTAGGTTGCGAAGGTTGCAAGTGTTTCAAGAATATAGATGACGACAAGAATATCTATCGCACAGGCTTCTGTAATTTAGACATGAGTGAGGTAGGCAAAAAACAGAGAATTTGTGAGGACTTTGAACTGAAGAAAGATAACGATGAGCAAGACAAACAATAAACTATCACCTGGTCCGTGGAAATGGTTAGCCGTGGGAGTCCATAATAAGACAGCCCCATATAATTACCGCAATATTTACGTGGAAGATTTACCAAAAGTATTAGATAACTCCAGTCATTATCTTCTAATGGGATCAGAACATGATATTGAAGAAGCTTATTATGGCTGTGTTATTGAGGATGGCAGTGCTTGTGGAGAATATTCTGGTATTGATCCTCGTAGTCCAGATGCTTTACTTCTAGCAAGTGCGCCGACTTTATTCAAAGCCTTACTTTTCATTGCATCAAATCCCGATGATTTTAGTTATAAAACAGCGGCTGTAGAAGTCGCCCGCAAAGCAGTTAATTGGAAAGAATAACCAAAGCAAAGGAGAAACAATGAGTGCAGTCAGATCAACGACTAAAGTAGCAGAGAATCTATCTGAAGTAACCATGCAGCATGACTTTATTCTATTACAGAAGGTAACAGTAGACGATGGGGTGATGGTGGAACTTCCTGATGAGTTCAAAGAGTTCAGGCTTCGGGCAGTTGCAATAGGTCCTGGTTTGATGGCACAGGCAGAAGGCGGCGGATTTGAAGTAGTCCCCATGTCCGTAAAGGTTGGAGACTTGGTACAGTTCGCAGGTTCAGCTATTGATATCAAGATTGGCGAAGAGACTTTTGGTGTTGTACGTGACAATCAGGTACTTCTAACTGTAAGTTCAGCGACGGTGTGTTAATGTCCAAGAAAGAGCGAAACGTAGACAAGTCCCTTCTTGAATGTCCATACTGTCGATCCACTAACTTTATCACAGCAGTAGGTACTAAACCTTACTCACCAGAAGAAAGAGAAGTTGACTTCGATAGGACAATGTGGCACATGCAGTGTTTGTCTTGCAAGCAGGGATGGACTGAGATCTACAAGATCGAATCTGTAATTCTACTAAGCGAGGAGGTATAAAGTGCTATACGGAAAAATGATAAAGGAGTTAAGTCTGTTCACTTTCTATCGTACAGTTAATAACATAGACTATAGCGCCCACCAGGATACTCTTATGCTCATGGATATTTCCACTTATCACCAGCAACTCAAAGACCTATGGCAAATCCAGCCTGCTTCTCTGATGTTCACTGAGGACGAGATAGCAGCTATCCAAGCAAGTCAGGGTGTTAACAAGTTCTCAACAGTAGATTTTCTATCCAGAGCAGGTGAACTAAGGAAGCGTGGCGAGGAGCTAATTGAGTTCTATCCCCGTCTCATCCCTGACGAATTTATCCGTAATCCTAAAGAGGAAGCTGCCGAGGATGCAGAACTAGAGAACAAGACACCACTGATTAGGGAACCAAAAGATGTATAACTACTCCTGGCGAGAATACAACTGGATTGGCTTGCCCATGAGCAAGAAGTGTGGAGATTTTTATGAAGTTATAGATTTGAATATTGACCATCCCGCCGCACGTTATATTGAGAACGATCTAGACGCTAAGATTATGGCAGCCGCGCCCGATATGTTGTACGTCCTTGAAGGAATCGAATGGGTTAAAGATCCAGAAGGCCCTAGGTTCTGTCCTTACTGTTATAACACCGAAGACACCGGACATATGAAGAACTGCAAACTAGCTGCAGCACTCAAGAAAGCTAAGGGATAATTATGAAAGAAGATAAAGGCTGGGTAGAAATCACACATCTCGCCCAAGAACTTTTTAATGAATCCTTTCGTGTAGATAATCCCGATACACGTAGCCTTTTAATCCAAGCATCAGACAGGATTATAAAACTAGAGAGTCTCCAATACCTCATGCTAGAAGCTCTTGAAGCTGCAGAATGGGGAAGCCATAGCTATAAACAATGTCCGGTATGTGGAGAGCTAGGTTCATTGCCACATCTTCCCGATTGTCTCCTTGCTAATGCGATTAAGAAAGCTAAAGAATAATTATGGAACTTCCTAATCTTACAGTAACAAAGCCGCCCCAGATAATCACATGGAGATGCATTGGAGATCCTACAGCACTATTCAAGATGTTCATGAATCCTCAGAACAAAGTAGAACTCTGGGACTGTCAGAATCCAAAAGATATAATCCTTGCCATAAGAGATGGCTATAGTATGTTCCCTGCCGGCCAGACATTTGTTATCTCTGATGTGGAGTGGAGAAGATAATGGAACGACTAACTTGTGGGAATTGTGAGTTCTTTGAAGAGTGTGGACAGGTGGACTTATCAGAAGATCCATATTGTAGTGGATATACACAGTGTCCAGCTATGAGCGAAGTGAGAAGGTTGAGGGTGATCCCAACAGAGAAACAGATGGAAGGCTTCGAGTTCATGTGGGACAGCGCAGAGTACACAGGCCCAGCAAAGGAATATCCCATTGTCAAAGACTTACTTTCTATAATCAATGTATTATTAGATAAGATCGATTTGCTTCAGGAAGATTTAGATCACCTTGAATGGTCTGGATGGTCACATGCTTGTAGTGGTGCTGATTGCTGCCCAGACTGTAGAGCAATGTATAAGTATCCTGGTGGCGGCGAACATTTTGAAGGTTGCACATACTATAAACAAAAGAATAAAGATGAAGTGTCCTAACTGCAGCACAGAACTAATCAAGAAGCCTAAGACCGGCGAAGGTATTAAGCATTGTCCCAACTGTGGTTATGGCTGGTTCATCCTCAATACTAGCAAGCCTAAGGAGTAACTTATGAATCCAGAAGATCTCAACCACACGTTACACTACATCTACTGTATTCCTCCGAAGATATTAACCAGTCTAGCAGACTTCGCTCTAGAAGAATTCAAGAACTATGTTCCAGATATTATAGCCAAGCACTTCAACTTTGCTATAGATATACGACCCGCGCCCATTCCATACACAGATCACTGGCTTATAATCCCAGATGAAGATGGTTATGAGTATCGTATAGTCTTAGGCATCCGCGCATATCCAAACTATAACCCTGCCAGCCAAGATACTAAAGAACCCATCCAACTAGAATTTGACTTCTAACTCATGACAGACGAATATGAAGCTAGATGGAGCTGGGTGTGGGAAACATATTGCGGACACCCTATGTTACGTTGCTGTATCTGTGATAGATTCATAAAAGAGAAGACTTCTTGGTATATGACTTCATCGAATGAATGGATGTGTGAAACCTGTTACGATATTTGCGAACATATAGCAAAGAAGATTTTAGAGGAGACCAATGGCTGACATACTACTAGACCAAGCTATTGAGATTATAGAACAGATCTAGTGGTCACACTGCGGACAGGAATGTGCTGCTTGTGGAGGCTCACCCAGCAATTATGGAGTGAACGGTGGACATGAGGACGATTGTCCTATCGTGTTATTCTTCGAGGAGTTAGGTCTACCAAAGTCTAGGCTATATCGCCCGGAAGAACCAGAAAGAGAATATACAGGACCGCCACTAACACTTGAGGAAGTCGATACTATTCTAAAGGCATACACAAAAAAGCTTAAGCTTCAATCAGCATCAGCAATTAGTTATAGGTATTCAAGCATATCCCAAGGAGTAATTAAGCACAGAACTATACCTTTTTCCCTCAGAAAGGAGTATATAATAGAGGAATACTAGCAGAAACTAACCAAAAACTTAGGAAGGAAGGATAGCATAGTTTATGCCTGTTAAGTATAATAAGAAGGAGAAAGCCTGGTTCATGGGCTCTAAGAAGTTCAAGTCCAAGGCCTCAGCTCTCAAGGCATATCGCGCATATTTATATTATAAAGCTCATCCAGAAAAGAAGAATTAATCACTCGGACACCAGGGATTCCATGTATGAGTCTCTGGTTTCATTTTGTTCAACAAGATCGCGCGGTTATATTATCCCACTCTAATACTACAAAGACATAGACCCTAAATACCCTAGTATAACAGTATAGAAATTGTATAAAGTATAGCGCAGTCCTAGGCTAGTTCTGGAAATTCTAAAGAAAAGCTCAGGCAACAGCTTAGTCCTAGATTAGTTCAACCATCCCAGCCCTTCAACAGTTTTTTATTTAATCCCTAAGCGAAAGGAGAATTAATGGAAGAATATAGCTACCAAGACGAATTAAATGGTTGGAAAACATGTGCTTACCCCGGCTGTGAGATGCCAACAAGAGATAAAACTGGTTTTTGTTCTATTCACGACCTATTCCCAATCCCCGACGACGAAGTCTATATAATTATTAGCAAAACTAGCGAAAGGAAGTCATTAACCTATGGCAAGTCCAGTCATCCTCACTCCAGAACAGGTATTGCTAGCATGTACGCTGGCAGAGAAAGGTTCCACTAAAGCTGAGATAGCTGATAGACTCTCCATAGCCCGCTCCACCTTGTATTCCATCTTTGACCGTGATCCTGTCTTTAAAGCCCTCCTAGACCAGTCATATGCTAAGCAGAAGATTACTATTAGAGAGGCTCTAATGGCTTTAGTAGACTCTGGGGATGTCAGAGCTGTCATTCATGCTAGTAAGTCTATCCTGGGCAATACAGAGAAGCGTCAGGTGGATCATACCATTGCAGGCGGTCCTGATATGTCTGATGAAGCCCTAAAGGCTTATGCATTGAATATACTAGGCTTAACTGAAGACGATTTACCACAGGAAGAAGAATAAATATAGTTATGAAGCGATAGGAAGCCTCAGGAGCCCTTCAATTGACTCAAGGTAGGTCCAGGTATCTATTTCTCCTTCGACACCCCTTAGACAAGCTCTAAACGATTCTCAGGCCCACTCTAGAAGCTCCAAGCAACGCGAAAGGATGTAAAATGGTTGATTACAGATTCTCAATGATGATCAGGGAAGGAAAAGAGTCAGATCATGCATTCATATACAATAGCTTCCTGAAATCTTATCGAGCAAGTCCCATAAATAAGCATATAGGAGATAAAACCTTCTATTCCAAGGTCCATGACCAGATAGAAGATTACCTAGGGTCGCCGGATATTAAAGTCTTCATTGCTTGCCCTCCAGAAGACCAAAATACCATCTATGGCTATATAGTAGGTACTCCAGAAGAGCTAATGTACGTATATGTCAAGCAAACAAGACGTAGATTGACTGTAGCGACTAAATTAGCTCAGAAACTCTTTGGGAAAGAACCTAAAGGCTCAATATCTTACTATTTTCCAACTCCTATCGGTCTTAAATGGATTAAAGCCTTAGAGAATGATGTATTCCCGGAAGTAAGATTTATTCAAGGATTGTAATGGCTTTTACAGATAACCAGCGGGCAATATTGCGTGAATTCATACGCAGGAACAAGCCTAATCTGCTTGCTGGTCTATTTAAGCAACAAAATCTAGTAATTAGAGATCCTAAGACAAGAAAAGTAGTAGTAACAAGTAGAAGAGCAGGTAAGACTTGGGCTATCGTAAGGTATTTGACAGATACATGCCAGAATACTCCTAATGCATTATGTGTTTACGTCTGTGATACAAGAGATCATGCTAAGAAACTCGTATGGGATCAGATACTTAAGCTAAACACTGATTTAGGTCTAGGAATAGTCCCCAATCATAGTGAGTTAACAGCTAAGTTCCCGAATGGTAGTAGATTATGGCTGGCAGGTGTTGCAGATGAACAAGCAAAGGAAAGACTAAGAGGTCATGCTTTCCATTTAGTCTGTATTGATGAGGCTCAGTCTATACCAGATAGGATCATTAAGCCGTTGATGAGAGAGATTATCGGGCCGGGCTTGAAAGATCATGGCGGCACCCTGTTGGTTACAGGCACACCTAATGCAGCTTGCCAGGGATTCTTTCATGACATTAGTGAAGACCCTAAGATGACCTGGTCTGTGCATAAATGGACTGTGCTTGATAACAGAAAGTTTCCTATCTGGACAGGTAAGAAGGATTGGCAAGAGTTGGCAGAGGAAGCTTTAGAGGCTTGGCGCATTGAAGATGGGTTTGAGCCTGATGATCCAGAATTCCTAAGAGAATACAAAGGATTATGGGTAAGATCTGAAGATGATTACATATATAGGCTTCATGACGATAGGGTATTGATAGAAAAAGAAGATATTCCAGAGGATTTAGTCTATGTTTTAGGTATAGATATGGGATTTTATGATAATTCGGCCTATGTAATGCTTGGATATGATCAAACAGAGCAGATTGCTTACCATGTGGATGATTTTACGGCTTCAGGGCTTAGCTTAACGGATATTATTGATAAGGCTAATGAATTTATTGAGAAATATAATCCTGAGAGGGTTGTAATAGACCCGGCGGCTGGTGGAATGCACCTGGTAGAGGAAATCAGGGCCAGATATGACCTAGGTTGTGATGCAGCCGATAAGAGCAAGAAGGCGGCATTCTATAAGCTACTACGGGCTGATTTCAGAAGGTCCAGAGCTAAGGTTATAAGGGGTTCAAAGCTCTATAGCCAGCTAAAATCACTGCGCTGGGACAAGAAATTCAAAAGAGAGCTGGAAGGAATAGAGTGTGACTTGGCCGATGCCTTCCTATATGCCTGGAGAGATTGCCTGCATTATTACTACTTGCCAGCAGAAATAGAAATGTCACTGGAAGATAAGATGTGGAAGGAAATAGAAGATAGATACAAGGCAAAGATGGAAGCTGATCAACTCGTAGAAGGAGCTTTCGATGGAACGATATATTAACAAAGGAGAGGGATAAACCTTGAGTCATCAAGACTTTACTAGACTAGATATCGGTCTCTCATATGGCCCTACCAGCGACACAGACACACGTATCACGCCGGTAATTGAGCCTTTCATGCTCAGGGATTCTCCGAGGGCAAGGATTGAGATTGTTTATCCAAAAGCAATCGAGGATTACCTTATCCGCTGCGAGATATTTCCCTCTATGAAGTATGTCTGCCTTAGGAATATGACTGCTCCGGGCGCTACTGCTACAGTCCAGATAGATTGGTATGATAGAATCAGCGGCGATCATGGTGTAACTTCCATAGATAACGGAGAATCGGTGGTCATCCCTAATCCTATGAAGTATGATCCGGTAACAGATGAAGGCGGAATCACTCTAAGTTCAGACGAGACTATAGCCGTCTATGTCATTGAAGTGGGAGCGGAATCCTAATGGCCAGCTTCGATACAACCAATATAAATATTCTCCCGAAGTTCAATAACCTTGATAAGTCCATGAAGAAGCAGCAGCGTGGGGCTTTTGAGATTATAGATGTAGATGCAGAAGTAATTCTTCATGAGGAAGTTCCAGGAGACATTACAGTCTTTAGCTGCACTATTGAGCCGGATGTATTGAATCATCTTGACTGGGTTTATATCAAGAATGGTTCCGAGAATATCATAACCCTGGTATGCAGATTCACCCTATGGGATGCGGATTGCCATATCAATATTGATCCTGATGGGTTCCTGCTACTCAAGGGAATCAGCTTGGATAACTTTATTCCCTATATCACAGATGGCTCCACCACAATTTTCACATGGCCTGGAGATATCGTGGAAGATCTAGAGGAATTTATCGAGATTATGCCTGGGGAAACTACTTGGGCACCATATGTAGAAGTGTAAGGAGGAGCTATGGAATTCTGTAAAGTAACAGGATGTAATCGTACAGTTGAAAAAGAAGGCCTATGCTCCAAGCATTATGCTGCTCAGTGCCTTGGTGTAGATCTGGATATGCCCAAAGAAACTAAACCGGGAGACATTAGTGGCAAAGATATAGGTGGAACTAAGCCGGTAGCTGTAGAGAAATTCGTTCCAGTTCATGAATATGATACAAAGAACGCAGGACTTAAAGTAGAAGATCGTTTTGCTTTACTCAAAGAGCAGGGCAAGAAATGTGCTTGTTGTGGTCGTTCCATCAGTAAACTAATACAAGCCAAAATAGACTTTAATCCTCAAACTGGTATGGTAAGAGAACTTGTATGCAAGGGCTGTGAATATATTATGCGTGGTTCTGGAGCTGATGTAGAAAAATTAGAACAGGCATTGGCCTATGCCAAGCGACATCAACCGGAGGAGGAAAACTAATGCCTACTCTCCAACGAGGTGGTTTAGCATACGACCCCGATATCGACGAAGTGACCTCTGTTTGCGTATATCTGCCCGTTAATCTAAGAACAGCTCCTTTGTTATGGCTTAGAACTTTTTGGGCACGAAACGACGAGGGAGTAGCCCCCAAGGCTATTGGGGATATTCGGACCAGGATTAGGGTTTACTCCGTTGATGAGTTAACAGATACAGTTGTATTAGAAGGCACATGGGACAATGATGTTACAATTTCTAGTGTTGCTCTTACATGGGAACAACATTACTATGATATCGACATAAGTTCTTGTTGCGATGCCGACACATCTCATCTAACTATCGAATATCAACGAACCGGTACTAATCCAGCAGATACCTTGGGTCATGAAGCTATGTTTGTCAATTCGTATACATTGGTAACGCAGCAAGTGGAGGTTGAATAATGGGAACCTTTATAGAGGCATTGCCCGGTAGAGCTGAATATGAAATCAATCAGGTTGATATGTCCCAAGACGGCTGGGGAATACAGATTGGTACGGGTGGAGATGGTTTCTTTCTAGTTACCCTATATGTACCTGTAGAATTACGCGGTGTGACTCCTCTAACCCTAAGGGCGATGTTTGGAACCATTGAAGCCGCTGGCTATACAGACTTTGATGTAATAGTTTACGGTATGGACGAGTTTGCTGAAATATATACCGGTGTGCAGACCTGGGACGATGAGCGTTGGACTTGGTCAGGCGGAGGAAGTGCTGTTGGAGGCGAGACGCTCTGGACGGCCTATAGAGATTTTGATATTAGTGCGGCAATCACTCCTGATACTTCTCATGTTATTATAGGATTTATACGTCTAGATCCAATCGGCGGATTGACTGATGACGTTTTTTTCATGAACGCCCGGACTTTAGAGTAAAGGAGTAGTTACTATGTCAAGCGGTTATATAAATAGAATACATTTTACTCCAAGTGGGGCAAATTGGAACGAGACAGATCCCAATGATTGCTATCTCAACGCCGGAGGGCTAGACTTCAAATTTATTGGCGAAGAATACCCGGAAGCCGACTACATAGGATGGGTTTCACCTACGGTTAATGCTATGGGGCAGGTTGTACTAAGAACTGTTTGGTGGAATACCGATGACATACCGGACCTTGGATTCGCTGATTATATATTAACGTTTGGTACATTTAGCGAAGAAAATCCTGACCCAATAGGATCGGGTACTTGGGATTATATGCTAGTTACGGTAGATCTTAGTGTTATAACTGGAGACTTTCCGCAGGAAGTAATTGACATAGATGTAAGTCATTTCTTCGGCGGCGACATTAGTCATGCAACTGTTGTCATGGAAAGGGTTCCTTTGGGAGGCCCAGGAGACGAAACAAATCGACTCTCACTCAGAAGCATCCGTACTCTTACTCCTGCTGAAATAGCAGTAGCCCCAGACATTCTGCCTTGGGTGCCGATGCCTCCACTGTAAAGCGAATACATAGGAGCGAATATGAAAGATTTATCAGTAGCTAAGCTAAAAAAGCTAGTTGATATGTTACGAGAAAGAAAAGTAACACATTTCAAATATAAAGACATTGAGTTTAAGCTTTCTTATCCTACGGAATCTACACAGATATTAATCGAGGATGATACAAAAGAGCTTACCCCGGAAGAGCAGAAAAAACGAGACGAAGCATTACTCAACTGGTCAGCCTAAACCATGGGAGCGGATTAAAGAATGTATGACGAACAATGGTGGAGTCCAGAAACTAAAGACGAGGAACTGGCTCATTCTTTAGTCAGTCATTTTAAGAGCTTAGATGAAAATCAAAGCTACCGCCGGGAAGCCAATCTAAGGAATCTTAGATTGTATAGCAACCTAGCTGTGCTGGGGTTAAGTTCTACTGACTATATGCAAGAAGAGTTGCTCCCGCGTAATAGGCTAAAGATGAATGTAATTCAAAGTGCTATCGATACTGCTCAGGCTTTGATTGCTACCAATAGAACAAGAATTCAGTTCTATACTTTTGATGGCAATTATAAAGTACAGCAGAAGGCAAAAAACTTGACTTATTTCACTGATGGCCAATTCTATAAAGCAAACGTCTATTCAACAAGCCCAGAAGTCTTCAGAGATGGTGAGATTTTTGGTACTGGGTTCGCCAAGATTTTCGAACAAGATGGAGATATTGTTGTAGAAAGAGTCTTTCCAGACGAGATAATTATCGACGATATAGAAGGAAAGTATTCAAAACCCCGCTCTCTATATCAATATAAAGAAGTTGACAAGGGTATTCTTGCAGCTCAATATCCTGAACTCAAGAGTGAAATATTTGACGCTGGTAAAATAAGAGGAACTGAATCATGGCTGATTCAACACTCGCAGCCAGTCGGAGTTCTAGAAGCTTGGTATCTTCCTTCAAGAAAAGATGCTAAAGATGGCAGGCATGTTATTTGTATTGATGGTTGCACGCTGCTAGACGAACCTTGGGAAGACGAAGAATTTCCCTTTGCGATCTTTCGTTGGAATCCTCGTCCATTGGGATATTACGGCCAGGGCATCTGTGAGATTCTCAGAGATACTCAGGTTGAAATCAATTACATTCTTCAGAAGATTCAGAGACACTTGAATCTAGCTTCAACCAAGATCTTTATGGAGAAAGGGACTAGCACCAATAAGGGTAATATGACCAATGAGGATATATCTGTAGTTGAATATGCCAAGGGTGCTAAGCCTCCAATTCCTGTGGCTATTCAGGCAATTAGCCCAGAGTATTATCAGCAGCTAGAGAGATTATGGAATAAAGCATTTGAGCTGATTGGTATTAGTCAGATGGCGGCAATAAGCAGAAAAGAGCCTGGGATTACAGCCGGTGTCGCCTTGAGAGAAGTAAATGATATTCAGTCTCAGAGATTCCAGCATCAGAGTCAGGCTTGGGATAGATTCCATCTAGCAGTCGCCCGTCAAATGATTAAGCTTGCAAAGAGAATCGATGAGCGAGGAGAAGGTTCTTACAAGATTCTATCTAAGGTCGGCAATAAGCTTCGAGAGATTTCTTGGGAAGAGGTAAACCTGGATGAGGATTCATACATCATGCAGGCATTCCCCACTAGCTTCCTACCTAAGACTCCTGCTGCTAGATTACAGTCGGTACAGGAATTAGTGACAGCTATTCCTCAGATGCAGGAACATGCACTTTCACTATTAGACTTCCCGGATCTAGAGAGTGTTACATCTCGCTTGAATGCACCACAGGATATTATGAAACATATTGTTTATATGATTCTAGAAAAAAATACATTTGTTCCCCCAGAGCCTTTCTTTGACCTGGATTATGGCGTTAGATTTATGCAGACCAGTTATATCCAAGCAAAGATGAATAAAGTTGAAGAGAACAAATTATCTCTGATGAGAGATTGGATGGCTCAAGCAATTGATTTGGTGAGACCTCCAGAACCTCCAATGCCACTTCCGGGAGAAGTTCCACCCATTGAGGCGGCAGTACCACCTCCAGCACCAATTGCTGGTGGAGCATTACCGGCAGGAATGCCAGTAGTTCCCCCAGGAGTACCTCTGGGGCAGACGTAATATTAGCCACAAGCGAACTAACCTATTCCAAAGCGATTAGGAATATAGGAGGACAAAATGAGTGAAGAGAACTATGATGCGGCAGAAGCGGAAGCTGCACGAATTGATGAAGCTATTCAGATGATTGAAGCAGAGAAAACTGCAGAAAATGTAGATGAAGCTAATGCAGATGAAACTCCCGATCCCGAACCTGACGATGAAACAACCGATGAGAAACCCGATCCTAAGCCAGACGATCAAGCAGATGAAGACGAATCAGCAGAGGATGAGTCAGACGGAAAAGACGAGGAAAAGAAAACTGCGAAGGAACTAGTTGAAAAGCTAGAGAAATCCTGGGCAATGGTTGACAAAAGAGAAGCTGATCTACGCCAGAGAGAACAGGAGCTAAAGACCCAGAACCAAGAAGTCAAAGAAGTGAATGAATTTATCAAGCAGTTCAAAGCGAATCCGTATGATTATCTTGAGAAGATGGGCATCACATACGAGGACTGGACGGCAAAAATTCTAGGTTCTAAAGAAGACAATGCCTCGTCCCAAGTCGAGCGAACAAAGAAGGAGCTTCTAGAGCGAATAGAAGCTAATGAAAAGAAACAGTCATCCTTTGAGGAGCAAGCGAAAGCCGACGCGAACAAGGTTGCTCTTAATGCCTACTACGAGCAAATAGAAGAGGCAGCTCAGGCCGAAGAGTTTGAGCTAGTAAGAACGCAGAATGCAACGGCTGAGGCTCTGCAATATGCAGAGTTGTGGTATGCCGAGCACGGAGAGATTCTTGAACCTGCAAAGGCGGTAAAAGCGATTGAGGATTATCTCAGGGAAGAGCTTAAGAATACGATGCAGACAACTTATGCTAAGAAGCTCTTGAACCCTGATGGTAGCGAAAAAGATAAGAAGAAGCCGCCTGTTAATGACAAGGATAAAAAGAAGACTCCTGCTGGTAAATCAACAGAGACATTAACCAACAAGTTAGGCACCTCAGTTAGTCAGAGGAAGAATGCTGAAGAGCATGTAACCGAAGAGGAACGCATCGAAGCGGCACTCAAGGTGTTTAACTCAATCGAATAATAGATAAATCTCCTTGCCTCTGGGGAAAGGATTTATCTTTCTAAGCGAGCTTAAGCTTGCTCTAAAAACAAGGAGTGTTTTGACTTATGGCTAATATTACAATGACTAGTCTAGATCCTGTCCTTAAGACTCTGTACAAGGGTACTGGTGTTGAGGATGCTACTTACCAGGATCACCCCTTTATGGCTATGGTAGCCAAGTTTGAAGGGTTCGTAGGGCGCAATATGCCTCTACCTATTAAGTACGCTAATGGCCAGGGCCGTAGTGCTGATTTCCCTACTGCCCAGTCTAATGCGGGTTCCCCTTCGTTCGAGGATTTCCTGCTTACCCGCGTAAGTGATTATGCGGTATGCGGTATCGACGGAGAGGCTATTCGAGCTTCTGCTAGTGACAAGGGTGCGTTCATTCGCGGTCTAAAGGCCAAGATGGACAGTGCTTTTGGCGCTTGTGCGGCTTCTCTGAGTGCTTCGCTATTCCTGGATGGCACTGGTGCAATCGGCCGTGGCGACGGTGCTTGGAACGTTGCTACTACTGATGCTGTTCTGGCAACGACTTCTGATGTAGTGCATTTCGAGGTTGGACAGCACGTCGTGCTTTCCGATGCGAAGACCAATGCAGTGCGTGCGGGCAGCGTAACTCTAGCGGGTATTGCTCGTGACACTGGTACTCTGACTGCTTCTGCTGCTTGGACTGGCGGTATTGCTGCGGCTGTCAACACCGACTATATGTTTGTCGAGGGTGACGCTCACAATGCGGTTAGCTACAAGAAGATTTCTGGTCTAGATGCTTGGATTCCTGCTTCGGCTCCTGGTGCTACATTATTCTTCGGCGTGAATCGTTCTACTGATACTCGCCTTGGTGGACAGCGGCTCGACGCTTCTGGCTATGCGACCGTAGAGGAAGCTCTTATTGATGGCGCTAGCATCGTAGCGGCTGAGGGCGGAAGACCTGATGTTTGTCTGGTCAATCCCGTGAAGTTCCGTAAGCTCGTCAAGGAACTAGGCGCGAAGGTTCAGTATGATAAGCTGCAGGCCCAGAATGCTAAGGGTGCTATGGCTCATATCGGATTCCGTTCGGTAATCGTCGATGGTGACCGTGGTCCTGTGCAGGTAGTTTCTGATCGTGATTGTCCTGAAGCTACTGCCCATATGATTCAGCTGGATACTTGGAAGCTTTGCTCCCTAGGTCCTGCTCCCGGTATTCTGATGGACGATGGCAACAGGATTCTTCGTCAGGCTGCTGCAGACGGTTATGAGGTTCGGGTTGGCTATTACGCGCAGCTCGGTTGTTCAAATCCGTCAGCGAACTGCAACATCACCCTACCCTAAAGGATTAATACGATAAAGGATGGGGTCTATAGTTGACCCCATCCATTTATCCATACAAGGAGGAACTTAAATGGCTACTCTAAGAAGTAATGAAAAAAGTGTAAGTCCTTCCAGGATTGTTATTGCTGGTTCCTTTGGCATGGGTGTAGATGAAGTAGCGTCTGTTTTAGATCTAGGAGGAGTTTGTAGCGATATAGACTCTCTCATGACTGCTGATACGGCAGGTGTTGTCGGAGATACTTATACAATTGAGATTATCAACGATGGCAATGCTAAGGCTAATATTGATACCAGTCTCCACACTACATTGGATTTCGTCATTGAAGCAGCTTCCGGCGGTACTGGTGGGAACGATTGGTCAGTATGCATGTTTGCTGGTGGAGGTACTGGAGTAGGCGGCGCAGTAAGACTTACCGAGGATACTGTTGATAAGATTGCTTACATTGACTTCGAAGATGGAGTCAGTGATATGGACGATCTTAAGGCAGCCCTCGATGGTGCTACTAATGTCGCATATCTATCTGGTACTCTCGGTGCTGGTAAGATTGATGCTACTGATGATGAATTTGCTCCCGAATTGCTTACCGGTGGAACTGCTCAGGAATATGCTAGCTCAAGTGGTACTGCAACAGAACTTCATTTTACTGCTGCTGCTACTACAGTTACACAAGCCGAGGCTGCGTTGAATGGTATTGCTGTTGATAAAATCATGACTGCTTCTGGCGGTACTGGTGCTACAGTCATGCAGGTTGGCGATGTAATTGGTGCTACAGCTTTAGCTGGCGGAACAGATGCGGTGGCTCTTGGTTCAATCAAGGGTTATGGCTACAGTCCAGCTAAGACTTCAACTGGTGAATATACAATTACACTTGCAGAGCAGTATGCTGACATGGAATCTGCAGATGCAACTCTACAGTTGGCTACTGCTGCTGATAAATTCCTGCAGGTAGGGACTTATGATTCAGCTAACCGTACATTGAAATTCTGGATCTGGGACAAGAGCGATGGAGCTTTAGCAGATGTAGCTATTAATGCTAATAACCGCATCAACTTTTCCCTGACAATGAGTAATACTTCATAAAGGAGGAAATATCCTATGGCTTCGAGAACTACTTTCGATGTAAAGTCACATGAAGTTAGCTCGGTCACGATTGCGGGTAGCTTTGCGGTATCAACAGCTACGGTTGTTAGCGATATCACGGGTAAAGGTTATACAGCAGTAAAAACTACAACTGGTGTCGTAACTATTACTTTTGATGACGTTTGGCCCGATCTGCTAAGTGCCGTTGCTACTCTTCAGCTTGGAACAGCTTCCGATCAGTTTGCTCAGATTGGTGTTTATACTGCTTCTGCTAAGACCCTAGTAATTAATCTCTGGGATATTAGTGGTGCTGCTCTAGCTAACCCTGCGAATGCTGGCCGAATCAACTTTAGATGCACTTTTGACAATTCAACTGCGTAATAAAAAACACAAGGGGCTTGGCCCTCAAAAGCCAAGCTCCACCACTAGGGAGTGGAGTTAATGAACGATCTCAAGCTATCAGAGCTTAAAGCAATTATCCTCGATCAGGCCGATATGACAGATAGCGGCTTTATTACCGATATCAGATTAACCTATTGGATAAATGCTGAGTTATCAGAGCTACATGATCTATTGATCGATAGCTTTGAGGATTACTTCCTTGCCAAGAAAATAATTACTCTGGCAGGAGATACAGAGAACTATGCACTCCCCGACGACTTCTATAAAGCTATCAAGGTTTTCTATATGGATGGGACTAACAGATATAGACTGCGGCGTTTTATGATGGAAGAATTAGATCAATACAGCAATGATTATTACTCTGCTTATGTTATGGCTCCTGAAGTAGATTTATGCTATCGAGTTGAAGGTAACGAGATTTATATTGCCCCGACTCCTAGCTTAGGTGGAAGGCTGGAATTATGGTATATTCCTCAGCTAGAGAGACTTGTAGATCCAAACGATACAGTACATTTCCAGATTCCTATTGGCTGGGAAGACTACGTTGTATGCGGTGTGGTTGCTAGATGTTTAGCTAAAGAAGAGTCTGATCCCACATTCTTCCTTATGAAGAAAGCGGAAATCAAAGCAAGAATTATTGAGATGGCTGCAACCAGGGATGAAGGCGGAGAGAATAGAGTAGTTGATGTATACAGGCGATTCGATGACATTGGCTACTAAAAGGAACCTATGGTAAATCCTTTTAATCCACATACATCTGAAAATTATGATGTAAAAGCAGCCCAGGATCAGGTAGAAGAATTCACCCGTCCTTTGGTGGATAATCCTACGCTCAAAGGGGTTTATCTGGATTCTATCCAGTTAGAAGCTGGAGCTACAGTCAATGTAATCGAGCACAAATTGAACCGTAAAATTAGAGGTTGGTATATAGTCAGAGCCTATGACGTAGGTTTACTTACACCAGCCGCTCCGAGTATTGTCACTGACAACATGTTGGTTCTTTATAGCATAAATTATCTTCTTAATCCAATGCCAGCTACTTATGCCTGGAGAGCTTTCTATTGGGATGGACAACGTATTGTAGGTAGTAGTTTTAGCCATACTCCCGGAGCAACTACAATTACAATCAATGATCCAGGTTATTATCATGCTGCTTCTACTCTTGGTTGGTATCGAGCAGCTCCTGCTGGTGGAGCTGGTGGATTCGGGGGTCAATTAAGTTTGCAAAGAAATGGCGGAGCTTGGGGTGTCCTGAACGAAACCTATGGACTGACTTATGGCGCTGGTGACTATGGTTCACAGATTGGAATAACAGGATTTTATCTTGCTCCAGGAGATGTGCCGGCTTTATTCAGGGTTAATTATACATCTCGTGTTAATCTGAAAAACCATGAATGTTATCCTGCTGGTTGTAACTTAGTCCTTCATACCGTTGGCAAGGTAAGTAGTAGTGGCGGTGGAAGTTTTGTTCCTATCATTCGAGAAGAGACCGAGGATAATGACGATCCGACTAAATATCTGCAGTTACTTACTGATGTTGATTGCGTTGTAGATTTATGGATTTTCTAACTAAGGAGAGACCAGTACATGGCTAGAGGATATCCTCAAAAAGAGCAGATAGAAATACCGTTCGTTGGCGGCATTGATTCTAAGACTGCCTCCGAACGTATTATGCCTGGTAAACTCCAGAATCTACTCA